GGGTTCATGCCGGTGATGGTTGCTCACGCGCGGGTGAGGTGCAGCAGATTGGCGGTTAGGCGGGGGGCGTTACACGCCGCCGAGGTGATTGAGCAGGCCGTCGCGGATCATGTTGAGCTCTGCTTTGGTGAGGCCTAGCAAACGGCGTTGGGTGTAGTCGATCTTGGGGCCACCTTTGGCGGCGCTGTCGCGCAGGCCGCGTTGATGCACGCGGGCAATCCACGCAGTGCGCCCCACAAAGCCGACGCTAAAGCCATTGGCGTTGCTGCTGGCCTTGAGGAACTTGGCCTTGCTTAGGCCGCTGAACATCTTGCGCTGGCGAATGCGGCCGGACTTGCTGCGCAGTTGCTTTTTACGGGGTGCGTAGGCGGTGCCATCGGGGTTTTGCTGGGCCTTGATGCGCTGCTGTTGGCTGCGGCGTAGATCGCGGGCAAGGCTTTGGCTTATTTTGCGCCGCTGTTTAGGGTCGAGCCGGTTGAGCAACGCGCCGGCCCAGTCTTCCAACGCTTGTAGGTCCTCACTCACTGGCGGGTGTTCCGTAGGCCTCAAGAGGCTCGCCGCTTTGCCACTCGGCGGCGATATCGCCGTTTGCGGTGATCAGCTGGTAGTTGCCGGCGGGCAGGGGCGCGTCGAGCTGCGGCTCTGCTGGGTGGGTGATGGTGAGTGTGCCGTTTTCTTGCCGCTTGACGATTGCGCGCTCGGTGAGCGGCAGGCTGATCTCGATGTCTACCAGGTCGTTGGCGAGCACCTCGGCATCAAAGCCGATGGCGGTTTGGCGTTGGTCGTGGTTGTCGAGCAGCTCGCGTTGGTGTTCACCGATCCAGGCGAGCAGGGGAATAAAAACGGCATCGGGATCGCCGGCGAAGTCTGTGATGATCAGCTTGAGGGTGTAGCGGTACTCAAATGACAGGCCGGCTGCGCTGGAGTAGACCACGTTGCCGTCATCCATGAACACCAGCACGCGATCAGGCGATGGGCGCAGCTCGGCGACGCTAGTGATCAGGTGTTGTTTGAGGCTGCTGGGTTTGTACATGGTGTTGCTCCTGGTACTGGTAAAGCATATCGACCTTGGCGGCGCATTCGGCCCAGTCGGCCTCGGTTATGTCTGCGTCAGTGAGTAGGTTGCCGTTGCGCTGGGGTTGGGTTGCGCTCAGCGTGCAGGGCGTTACGGCGGGACAACCAAGCCTGATAGTCAGCGGCGCCAGTGATGGCGGGACGGTCTCGCAAGCTGCGAGCAATAGCAGGCAGCTCAACATCAGCCCATTGGCGTAGTTCTTCATTTTCACGGGTTAGCGCCTCGATTCTCTGTTGGCTGGTGCGCAGCTGCTGGCGGATATCTGATTGCTGGGCCTGTAGGTGCTGTTGGCTGGTGCGCTCGGTGGCCAGCGCGGTGGTGAGTTCGCCGATGGTTTGCTGGCGGGCGACGCTTTGCTGCTCGGCCTGCAAGGCGCGGTTGGTGGCTAGTTTGGTTTCGCCCTGGGCGATCTGTACCCGTTGCTGCTGGATCCAGACCAGCCCGGCCAGGGCGACGATAAGGGCCAGACCATAGAGGCTTTGGCGCAGGGTGGTCACTTGCGGTACCAACCGGCGGCGTTCATGTCTGCGTCGCTGAGCTGCTGCAAGTCCATACCGTTGATGAGCAGCACGTTGCCCTTTGGCTGGACTTTACGCAGGGCTGCGGACAGCTCCTGCAGGGTTTCAACGTCGGTACCGCCGGGAACCATCAGCACCGCGTTGGGCTGGATGTTTAGTTGCCGGATCTGGTCGAGGTTAATTTTATTCATGCTGCATCACTCCTTGGTTGAGCTCCGCACTCACAGTCAGCATGGCGCTGATAGGCGCGCTGCAGTTTTATGTCGTACAGGTTGCGGGCGTAGGCGGGGCCGTTATAGCGGCGGGCGAATTCGGTCCAGCGCTTGGCTTTAAGTGCTTTGTGCAGGGCTGGGTCTGCTGCGATGAAGTGGATGAAGGCTTCAAACTGTTGGTTTTCATCCTGTGCCATGCGCTGTGCGAAGTCGCTCACGCTGGCGTAACCGAGCCGCTCGCCGTGGTAGCCCATGATCTGGAACGCGCCCCAGCTGGTGGATTCCAACGCGGCAACAGCATCGATCATTTTGGCTTGCGCTAGGCGCTGGTGCTCGGCGGTACCGCCGGCATAGCCGCCGGGCTTGGTGTTGACCAGGTTGGGGTAACACTCGGCGAGCTGATCAGCGTGAGCCTTGAGCAAGGTGGCGTCGTCGTCATCGGTGCGCATGAGGCTGAGGCGCTGATGCATGATGTGGCGCTCGTACAGGATCTTGGGCTTGCCGTTAAGCAAAAAGCCTTCGCCGCTGCTCTCTACCTCGTTCACGGCATAAACCACGGCCAGCTCCAAACCAAGGCGCTGCGCTGCGGCCTGCAGTGTGCTGTTGTGCAACAGCAGGGCGCAGTCGCCACCGGCCAAAGCGTGTTGCGTCTTGGGGCCGGCGATGCCATCAGCCACCAAACCCACACGCAGTTGGTAGCTACGCACGGCGCGCTCTGTAGCGTCGCCATAATCGCCATCGGTCAGCAGTGTTGCGCCTTGCTGGTTGAGCTGCTTTTGCAAGCGGCTAACGGCTTGGCCGGTGGCGCCGTGGCGTAGGGTGGTGGTCATGGTGTGGGCCTCATCAGGGCGGCAAGATTGCCGCGTGAGCGGTACACGAGGATCAGCAGCAGAATGGCGAGTGAGCCTTGCCAGATGGTGACGGGCTGCTGAAACACCATGATGTCTACTGCGTTGCAGAGCAGTGTTCCGATGAGCAGTGCCGCCAGGAATGCAATGCCCCGCCTTATACGTGAGCCACGGCGGCGAAAGCAGACCAGCCGCAGCGCGGTGATGATGTGCGCTGTGGCAACGAAGGTGGCGAACAGTGTGCTGAGCATGGTCATTCTCCCTTGCCCCTTTTGAGCCAGCTGGGGACAAAGCTAGCGAAGTCGGTTTTGTCGATGACATCCAGCGCTTTGAGAGCGACGGGCACCACCAGCACGGCGCCGATAAAGGCAGCTGGTGCAGTGCGGGTGATAGGTGTTTGGGTGACGATCTCGGCGGCGCACACATAGCCGGCGCCGATGGATACCAGCAGGCCGAGCAGGCGCTGCCAGGCTTTGAGGTCGTGCTGATTCACGGCAATCAGGGCGGCGCCGATGATGGCGCCAAACAGGGCGTTGCCATCCAACTGCGGTGCCATGGCTGAGAGGCCAACGCCGGCGGCGGCAGTGACAATGACGGTGCTAGTGGTGGGGTCGGCCATGTGACTTCCTTGTTAATCCCAGAGGTTGACCGCTTTGGCGGTTTCGGTTGTTGCGGGTGCTGTGGGCAAGGCGACCAACGTGCCGTTGGCTAGTACCGGCCCTTGATCTGCCAAGCCGGGATTCGCTTGCAGGATCTGCTCGACCACGCCAGCGGTGCGACCGTAGTAACGCCAGGCGATGGCATCTACCGTGTCGCCCTGGATCGAGCGGGCCTGTTCCATCAGATGAGCTCTACCGTGGCGTGACCGGTGCCGAGTAGATCACGCAGGGCGTGGCGGTGATCGCGGCGGTAGTCGTCTGCGGTGGGCAGGATCTCGTCACCTTGGCTGGCCCCGCTGGCGGTGGCGTCGTAGCCGCGATAGCGTTCTGCATGCTCGGCGCCGACTAGGGCCTGGACGGCGCGGGTGTAGGTGACTTCGAGTGCGTTTTTGTCGCCGATGGCCATGTCGTCAACGGCTGCTAGGGTGCTGTGGCCTGCTGCTTGCCACATGGCTTTGCGCACTTTGAGTTCGCGGTTGGTAGTGATCATGGCGCTGATGATGCTGCCTTCGAGGCGGGCGTCTGAGACGTCGCCCGATAGGCGAATGCCGGCGCGCAAGGCGGTGGCGTCAATGGCGGGAAAAAAGCCGTCGTTGCTGAGGATGAATGGCTCGGTTTGAGCCTGGCCGACGAATCCGCTCATGAATACCTCAAATAGTCGGCGGTGGTCGGGGCGTCACAGCTGGAAAGGATTAAACCGCTGATCAGCCCCGAGCCGCCGGTGCGTGGGGAACGCTCGGTTAGCCGGCAGTGCCGGCGTGTTTCTTGAGAAGGCGGGCAACGCCTTCGAGATCTTTTTTGCCGCCGCACTTGTCGTCGAGCTCGAT